GCAAAACTACTGCTCCAAAAGAAACATATGTCATGCGTCATGGGACACGTACAAGACAGAGACATTGCCTTTGACAGAAACGCAGCAGGAAAAAGAATGACATCCTTGTTTGCTGGTATCTATTANCAACACGACGAGGAGTACCTGAACCCTCAGACTAACGGATCATGGTCTGGGTTGTGGGTATTCAACGAGGTAGACAACGGTACGTTTGATGAGATGCCTGTTTCTATGTCCTATTTACGGGGGAAGTACGGTGCTAACTCTTGACGAGATACTTGAACGAGTAGCTAAACGCTACGATGAAGTGACTATCATGGAGGCGTTAGAGATTACGTCCGAAGAGTTGGTTGAAAGGTTCGCTGACAAGGTGGACACTAACAGTTGGAAGTTTGACTTAGAGGAAGAGAATGTCTATTAACGATGCAACACCAAAAGAGTGGGACACAGCAGTAGGCAAGCTGTATCACCCTCAAGACCAGCACCCTATCAAGAAACAAGTAGGAGGTGATCACTACAACCGCTATGCCATACAGCCTGTAGACTTCATCATTGCTAACAAGATAGATTGGTGTGAAGCCAACGCTATCAAGTACATAACAAGGTGGAAGAACAAGAACGGCATAGAAGATATCAAGAAAGCTATCCACTATCTTGAGATACTATTGGAACGTTTACAAAATGAAAATAGTTGAAGGTAACTTTGTAAGGAAAAAAGACGAAGGTGTTAAAACATCTGAGTTCCTAGCGGCTCTAGCTATACGAAGCAAAGAGTACGAAGACGAAGGTAGACCAGTTAAGTGTGTCGTTGTCATGTATGAAGACGGTGAAGTGTTTGAACTAACAGCCACCGAACAGTACCCTGATGGTGTATACTTACTACTTGGCCTAGCTAAAGCAGCAATAGAGAACGAGACACTAGGAATAACTTAGTGTTCAACAAACCACCTTTAGATTTTGTAGTTATTCTATTAATCATTATATATGTTATATTATTTTTCTTATGGAAAGCCCCTGCATAAAACAATGTAAGTTAGTCAACAATAAATGTTCAGGGTGTCACAGAACNAAAGAAGAAATTATTAATTGGACAAGATACACAGACCAACAAAGGAGTAATATCATTGGACGCATATCAACAATACATACACAAGTCACGCTACGCACGATACCTACCAGAAGAACAACGTAGAGAAACGTGGGAAGAAACCGTCAATCGATACGTTAACTATTGGGTAGACCGTGCTGAACTAAATGACTTTGATGTATCAGAGATATCTAAAGCTATTCAAGATCTAGATGTAATGCCGTCTATGCGAGCGTTGATGACCGCAGGTGAGGCACTAGATCGTGACAACGTAGCAGGGTTTAATTGTAGCTACCTACCTATTGACCACCCAAAAGCATTTGACGAAATGATGTACGTCCTGATGTGCGGTACAGGCGTAGGGTTTAGTGTTGAACGGCAGTACATAGCAAAGCTGCCAGAAGTAGCGGAGACATTCCATGAAACCGACACAGTTATTAATGTTGCAGATTCGAAGATCGGATGGGCGAAATCGTTTAGGGAGTTGGTATCACTGCTGTACTCAGGTCAAGTTCCCGGATGGGACGTTAGCAGAGTACGACCTGCAGGTTCCACACTCAAGACTTTCGGAGGTCGTGCAAGTGGTCCTGAACCTCTCATCGATCTTTTCAAGTTCACAGTTGAACTCTTTCANGGATCAGCTGGACGACGCCTTACNTCCATTGAATGCCACGATCTTTGCTGTAAGATTGCTCAAATCGTCGTTGTCGGAGGAGTCAGACGAAGCGCCCTCATCAGNCTCTCCAACCTAACGGACGATAGACTACGCCGCTGTAAGCANGGGCAGTGGTGGGTTGATGAACCACAACGCGGGCTGGCTAATAACTCTGCTTGTTACACAGAGAAGCCAGACTTTGAAGCATTCCTAAATGAGTGGACTAGTCTGTATGAATCACGATCTGGTGAACGAGGTGTCTTTAGTAGAGTGGCAAGTCAAAAGCAAGCTGCAAGAAACGAGCGACGAGATGCTACCTATGATTTTGGAACTAATCCATGTAGTGAAATCATCCTCAGACCCTACCAGTTCTGCAACCTATCTGAAGTTGTTNTCAGGCCATCCGATACGCTCGCNAGNCTCAAACGAAAAGTACGCATTGCGTCTATCCTTGGAACTTTACAGGCTACCCTCACAGACTTCCGATACCTAAGAAATATATGGAAGACAAACACAGAGGAAGAAGCACTACTAGGTGTTAGTCTTACTGGTATCATGGATCATCCTGTACTATCAGGACGAGAAGACAAGGCTAAACTCAAGAAGTGGCTAACGGAGATGCGTAATGAAGCTATCGTCACTAACGAGCAATGGGCTAAGAAGTTGGGTATTAATCCTTCTGTCGCGATTACTGCGATCAAGCCTAGCGGTACTGTTAGTCAGCTGGTCGATTCTGCTAGTGGCATTCACCCTCGCTACAGCAATCAATATATTCGCAGAGTCCGCGCAGACGCTCGTGACCCACTTTGCTCCGTCCTAGAGGCCGCTGGTGTCCCTGTGGAGGATGATCTAATGTCACCTAGTACTAAGGTATTCTCCTTTCCTATCGCGTCTCCTGAAGGCGCTGTGACAGCCTCAGACATGGGTGCTATGGAGCAGCTGGATCTGTGGGAGATATATCAGGACTACTGGTGTGAGCATAAGCCATCAATGACTTGCTACTACAGGGATGATGAGTTCCTTGAGGTAGGACAGTGGTTGTACAACAAGTTTGATAAGGTGTCAGGTATTAGCTTCTTGCCTTACTCAGACCACACGTACCAACAAGCACCGTATGAACCTGTTGATAAGAAAACTTACAACCAGTTAGCTAAGGACTTTCCGAAAGAGATATCGTGGGATATAGAAGAGGCCAGCGATATGACTGAAGGGTCACAGCAACTGGCCTGCACAGGTAACAACTGTGAGTTATAGCAACGCAGGTGCGTTATGACATAAACAGGATAGAGTAACCATCCCTTTTGCCTGCGTCCTCTGGCTTGTCCTTTGGGTCATGGGACGTAGGTATTCCTTCAGCCTGCATCTTCTTGATGCGCTCTTTAGAACGCTGACACATACTGTGATAGTCGATAGATGTATAAGATACTGTGTGCTTATCGTCGTTCATTTATTTATCCTCTAAAATAACACCAAGAGACTTACCCACTATTGGGAGAGCTTTAATTGTATCGTCCGGTAGGGGGTCAGGTACTTCTCCTGCTCCAACTGCTCTTGCCACATCAGCAACATCTTCCAGTACATTAGCAGGAAGAGTAGCACCTACTGGTGGTAGTATGTTGTTCATAAACGCCGTTGCAGGATCGCTCATAAACTTGTCATAGCCATAGTCGTTAGCGCCCATTGCACCAAACGTAAGAACAGATCCTACCTGATACAATGCACCCATAGCAGCCTGCTCTGGATCTGGTACTTCTCCTTTGACTACCTGTCGTGCTTCATTAACAAGACCGTAACCACCACCAGACAGCACCATGTACCTTGCCGCGTTTTGCAGAGCTTCTTTCTTGTTACCTGCATTCCACTCTTTAATGATCCTACGCTCCATCAAATCAAACTGCTTGATTGCAAAACCCTTGAGCATATAGAACAAACGAGCATTAGGATTAGCAAGACCAAAAGCAGTCTGTGCAGCAGCGTTAATAGGCTGTAGCCTGAACAGATCAAACATAACAAGATCTCGCACCAACTCACTGTTAGTGTTACCAGCAGCTATGTCTCGCTTTAGTTGGTCAAGCTCTGGCTTGCTAAAACTGTACTGCCACTTAGTATCAAACGATCCGTTGTTAATGTCCTGCCTTGCCTTACGGAACGAAGCACCCATGATCCTGCTCTTACCAAACTGATCTAGCTTGGAAAAACCTGACCAGTTCATAGACCACTCAAGCAAAGACTCACTAGCTTGCGATAGGTTTTCTAAAAACTTATTACCACTAACCTTCTCACCTAGTAGTTTTTGATCCGTACCTTTACGAGCCTTACGGACAAACTCACCAAAGACCTGCCTTGCTAGTCCCATATCAGATGGACTAAAGTTAATACCATTACGTCCAAACAAAGCACCAAGTACATTACCCAGCCCCAACTCAAACGATGCGTTAAACAGGTCATGCACATTCATCAGAGCGCCATAGGGATTAGCAATAGTACCTACGTAGCCAAGACTACGGATCATCTCTAGCTCGTGAGACATACCCTTGTTTGCGTTGATGCCAAGGTCATCGATGATCTGCTTGGCGTTAGCAATCTGAGTATCAGACAACCCCTCTCGCTTCAATGCCTCTTCAATAATCCTATCATCAAACAGCTTAAACGTACCTGCTTCCTTTGCCGCTGTTTCTTCAAGAGTCTTTTTACCTTGAGCAACAAGAGGCTTACCTGCAGTACGAAAACCTAGCTGTTTACCTAGCTCCATCCTTGTAAGGGTTTGACGTTGCCATCTCCAATGAGAATCAAAGATGTTCTCGTACTCTTTCTGTTTGTCAGCAGACGCTTTTGCATTCTTTTTACGCCACTCTGCCATTGAAGGACGTTGAATATTTTTAGAAGCAGCATCCTCTGCCTGTGCTTGTCCTTTCTGCCTAAAGGATCTAAGGCTTGCATCCTTAGCAGTAGATGTTACATTGGAGTGCATCCACAAACGAGACAGATCACCTGCCGTAACCTCTCTGCGATACCGACTAGAAAACTCTAGGTTGTCATCAAAGAATTGGTTGAGCCTGCCTTCAGAGTCTTTACCTATCTTACCTTTGGCAATATTGATGGCTACTTGTAGTTGCTTCTCTCTAAACTCTTGAGTCAAACGATTATTCATTACATCAAGTAATGCATCGTTAAACTTAACATTAGCTTGTGCCAGTTCGCGAAATGGCTCCATACCTTTCCACATCTTATCTAACGCAGTCTGACCACGAACAACACGGTTCATGCCACGAATAATGCGTTGAGAAAAAGACTTACCTACTGTTTCTTCAGCAAGCGTAGCCAAAGGAGATGCCAATCGTCTTAGCTTAACAATAGTACTCTGAGCTTCAGGAATAGTTATGTTCTTATCTGCCGCCAGCCTACCTGTAGTCATATCAAGCAAGTCTTGACGCAACAAGGACAACTCTTCTAAGTTCTCAAACGGCTCGTTAATAGCCTCTCGCAGTTCTGTGATCTGCTTGTTAGAACCATAGACTTTGTTCAGCTGCTTCATGTTGACGCCCATCTCAATAGCAGCGTCACGCATACGAGTAAGCATACTACCTAAGTCACTAGGTAAAGCACCTTGTCTTCCTATTACATCCCCTAAGTATTCTACCTCACGCATAAGAAGCTGGGTAGCTAACTCATCATCAGTAATATTAGCAGAAGGACGTTCTACCTTTGCCTGTTGAATTAGTTGTTCTTGTAGGTCAGCTTTCTGAGCATTGAGTTCATCAACAGAATCTACTTGTCGTCCAAGATTAGGATCAAAAATACTATCAAATATACGCCCAACAACAGCGCCACCAGCACCGTAGTACAAACCTTTTTCTAGCCTGTCTTCTACGTCTTCACCTACGCCAATACCATAAGCACCAGCTTCAGCACCACCAGCGGCAGCGGCAGAGGTAACACCTAAAGCACGTAGAGAGCTAACAATGCCCACACTAGTAGGTATAGCGCCTGCAATCTCACCATACAAAGCTGTTCTGGGACTAAGCTGGGAAAACTCTTCCATTTCAGCACGTATTTCTTCTACGTCACGACCAGTAGCAAGAGCCTCTATCTCTTCACCAAAACCCAGAGTAGCACCTTGAGCAATAGCTCGTGCAACACCACGTACATCTCTAGCCTGTCTTTCTTCTCTACTAGTAAAGTATTTTTCAACAGGATCTTCAGGTACTTCAAGCCTGCCTAGCTCTACTTTAGCTACCTGACCCCTGTTAATTGTGCTTGACAGATACTTATCAACAGGATCTACCTCACCAGAAACAGCAAGAGGTGCGCTATTCCTGCTAAGATATTTTTCTACAGGATCTATGATTGATTCAGACATTCAATTAAATCTCTTATGGAATAGGTCTAAAAGTAGAAGGATCATATACGTTCTTAGAGGCAGACCGCTGTGCCTGCATCTCGTTCAAGCGCCGTATAGCATCTTTCCTAGACAACTCCTCAGTATCAATCAAGTAAGAAATAGCAGCTTCTCTGTCTGCCGCTTCTTGTTGCTGTTCTTCTACGTTTTGTTGGCGACCTTCCTCAAGACGTAGATCATACTTTTCACCCAACAAATCAAGAGCAGTCTTAATAGCTACGTTCCTGTCTACTTCTGAGTTCTTTTCAATTTCCTGTGCAATAAACGAACGGAAGTCTTCACTAAGCTCCTCATCATCTTTAACTCGTCTAACAAGCTCAACTGCATCTTCACCATATACCCACTCAGAAATACCACCTTCTTCTAGCAAGGCATCAACCATTCTATCTGCTTTGGCTTCAAGACGATTAGTACTTCTGTCTATATCTACCTGTCTGGCATACTCTGTAGTAACCGCATCACGTATAACATCAGCAGCCCTAGCAGCAGCACCGGGACTGACCGTTTGCTCAGGATCTTTATACTTGTTTAAAACATCTAAAGCTTCTGCAACTTCAGGTCTTTCTTTTAGAGCTGGGTTTTTGTCAAGCAATTCTCTGTAACTTGCTGAAAGAGTTCCTTTAGCTTTTAAAGCAGCGTGATCGTCACGAAGTTTTCGCAAGTCTGTGGATATTTTTAACAAAGATGCTTTTTCTGCCTCAGTAAATCCCTTCTCAGGATCATCTTTAACAGAAGGTAAACTGTCAACATAAGATGGAATATCTGTTCCAGAACGAGCAATAGCATTAGACAAATTGTCAACACGCCTTTCTGATTGATCTTCCATTAACTCCATAACCTTGTCTTTGCGCTCATTACCAATACCTACAAACTTAGTAGGATCAGACTGCATAGAAGAAACAGCTAGTTCACTAATTTGTTGTTGAAGTGCGTCAATTTGTGTAGGGTTTACTGCGTTCTCTAACCGCCCCATTAAAACAGAAATATCTTGAAGTCCTTTTGTTTTGACGCTATTTTCTAAAGCATCAGCAGCAGTGGTGTATCTTCTTCGTTGTTCTGAAGAGCTTGCTTGCACAGCCATCTGACGCAACTGTTGAACACGTTGAGCAGCTTGAGAAGGATCACCTGTCATTAATTGTTGAAGTTGATTTTGTTTTTCTTCACGCCGTTCCTGCATAGCCATTATGCCCGGAGCCTGTCCAACACTACGAGCAGCCTCAAACAACCCTTGCTGGTAGCTAGGCTGTAGGAGTCCCTGTAAAAATGTTTGTGAAAATTTAGCCATGACTAATGGACTCCTTAACCTATGTTAAATATGTCTTCAAAGATGTCTTGAATAGGTATTGA